AGATCCGGCAATGGTATTAGCGAGAGCAGAAGAGACAAGTGCTCAAGCTGAAATGAAAAAAGTACAACTTGATGAAATAAAGCAACAGGTTGACGCAATGCTTAAAGCTCAAGAATTGGAAAACGAAAAATTCAGGTTGCAAATACAGGCGCAGGAATCAGGCGCAAACATAAACCTTAAAAACGAGCAAGCTATAAGTACTAAAATTGATAGCATGATCAAGGCAGCAAGCCCGTTAAACTAGGTTATTTGCACAATAGATAAAAATTGCATAAAATATGTATGAACTCGAATGTTTCGAGATGCCGACAGGCTAAAATGATGGTTAACTGTACCTTTAGGAATTTATATGTCTGAAACAGATGAAAAAGCAACAGAAGAATTGGTTTTTAATATTGGGCAACCTGCGGATGATGTGGCGTCAGAAGCAGAGGTTAAACAAGAATCGGAAAGCCAGCCACAGGCCGAAGCGGAAAGTGAACAGTCTCAAGAATTAGAATTCAACGAAGCTGATGACAATTCTAACAGTGAAGATAACACTAAAAAAAATCAAGCGGCAGAGGCTTTTAAGCGCAGAGAGCAAAAACGCTTGGAGGCTGACAAAATAGCTGAGCTAAAAAGACAAGATGACGAAGCAAGAGATAAGGCTGAGAGAAATAAGCGCGAAAGCGAAATGTATGCTTATTATCAAACTCAAAAGCTTGGTCCTAAGCCTGATGTTAATGATGAGAAGTATTTAACGGAAGATGGTGAAATTGATACTGATAAGTTCTCTGAGGACTTATTAGCATATAACAGCCAGCTACCAAAAAGTACTGATAATCAAGAGTACAAGGCTAAAGATGACCAGCAAATGCAGTACGAAGCCAAGCTACATGTTATTAAGCATGATGACAAAGAAGTAAAAGAGGTTATACCTAATTACAACAATGTCATTTCTTCTTCTGACAATTTTTTAGGCTCGCTTATTGAGGGTATGAATGCAGAAACTCTTAATAATGCTATTGCTGAAGTTGTACAAATGCATGATGGAATGGGGCTAAATTACGCTAAAATAAAAGCTTCTCTGTCTGTCAAGGGCGCACAAGAAAGGTTTTTGCAAGCAATAAAAGACAATAAACTTACAAGCCCATATGACAAAGCAAGGTTTTTTCAAGGGTTACAGAGTGATTACTTCGACAAACCACTGAAAAAACGAGCGGGCAACAACACAACGCCGCTACCAAATGTAAAAACTAACGGCGGTTCTACTACTGATAGTGGGATCGAAAAATACGGTTCATTTTCATAAAGAGTAAATAACAATGGCTAATAATTTAGAAAGTAATATTAATGATAAGCTCATTCGAGCTTTTGTACCTGCGTTTGAGTCACAACGCCTTTTATCTAAAACAATAACGACTAGTTTACGTAACCTTGTAACAGGTTATGACGATACTACTGGCGGTATTCGTGGGGCTGTTCGTCAGCGTCGCCCACCTCAATTCGTACCACAACGCACAGATGATGGTGATTTCACAGGTAAAGATAAAAACCCAGTAAAGGTTGGATCTGTACCCGGTGAAGTTGGCCAGTACTGTACAGTATTCTTAGAGTATACCGACGTTGAAACAGCTTTAGAGGCTGGTGGTGTTCAATTAGAAGAGTTAGTAACTAACGCTGCTATCGATATTGTAAATACGCTTGAGCTTGAGTTAGCTTCTCGTATGTACAATGATGCTGCTTTATCTGTTGGTGATCCAGCTAACCCTTTAAACACTTGGAATGCCGTTGCGGCTGCTGGTACTTTACTTAAGTCTATTGGTTTACCTGCTGGCAATCATTTTGCACAAATATCAAACCATCAAGCAACCGCTTTGGCTTCAGAGCAAAAAGGCTTGGCAGTTAATCCGCAGGTGGGTAGCGCTTGGGCTGATGCGACTATCGCAAGTAAATTTGCTGGGATTGAGAGTGTGTACCAGTCTGATTCTTGTCATGTGTTTGGTACTGGTGACATCAATGCGGGTATCACTGTTAAAACAAAACCAGTACAAACTTATGATAACCTTAAAGACGAAACTCGCATGACTGTTGTTATTACTGCTGGCGCTGGTGAAAGCGGCAAGGTAATAAAAGCAGGTACACCTTTAATCTTTGAGACAAACATGGTTCATTTCCGTAACCGCTTGCCCATTATTGGTGAAGGTGGTATTGCTGTGCCGTTAACGATGTCAGTTGTTGAAGATGTTACTCTTGATGCGTCAGGCGATGCGACGGTTACTGTTTCTGGTCAGTCAGTATTTGGTACTGATGTTAACGCTGCATTTAACACTGTTGACGCAGAGATCGAGGCGGGTTCTGCTGTAACTATCAAGACACCTAAAGATAGTATCATACAAGGCGCACTTGCTTATCATCAATCTTACTATGGCATGGGATCAGTGCAGCTTAGAAAGATTAAAGCAACTGATTCGCGCTTTGAAACTCAGGACGGCATGTCAATTCGTGTTACTGAAGATGGCGACTCTACAGCGAACAAGCATCGTTTACGTTTAGATATCCTACCTACTTTCGCATGTCTTAACGGCTTTGCAGCTTGTAAGATCTTCGGCGAGTAATAAGAAGCTAATCAAAATACAGGGCTATTAATTTAGCCCTTTTTCTATGAGGTTATTATGATTTGGATTTACAAGGGTAAGCAGTGGGATACAGTCTTATATAAAAACTTGCAAGATAAGCTAGATGACGGCTGGTCGACTAAAAAACCAGAGGCAGAGCCAGAGCCCAAAAAGCGCAGGAGAAAGCCAAAAAATGACAACTCAAACACAGACTAAAAGACAAATAGCTAATAGAGTTTTAAAGGCTGCTGGTTTTGATACTATAACTAATTCCTCATCATCAAGAGAGTTTAACGACTTACTAGAATTGATGGAAGATACCATGCTAGCTTTAGGTGGAAACCAAGGCGTTAAGATTGGCTATATCAAAAGCACTAACCCTGATTACGTTGAGCCAGACGAGCCAAGCGGAATAGTAGATCATTTAGTTTTGTATGTTAAAGACATAATGGTTTACAAGTTTCTCAATGAATATAACGAGGTCACCACACCAAAACAGGATGAAGCTTATAGACTGGCAATGACTTATATACTTCCTGAACTGATCCCAGAGCAAAGGCGAATGGCACAAATACCGCTTGGTCAAGGTAATAGGACAAGACAGTCTGATTTGATTTATAAACCAAGACCAGTCGATGATATAGAAATAGAAAAAGCAAGTGATTTAGATTTTTATGATTAACCCGTAACTACGGGTTTTTTTATGCACGTAATTTTTTATGTGTTATACTTTTCTGGTCTTGGCTAGACACGCGGGGCTCTCACATTGATTTGGAGCCTCGCACCTAGCCGAGACAGTTCTAGCCAAGAACGAACAGAAGCATGGACGCTTATATCATGATGGGTACGCCCACGGTATTTAATTAAAAGGCTAGAACGATATGACTCGTATAAACAAACTCACCCAAAACACAGGCCTTAATGATATAGATTTATTTGTCATTTGGGACAGTACAAACGAAAGAACGCGCTCTATTCGAGCAGAATCCATAAGAGACTATTTCCAAGGCGATACAGTCATCGATGTTGAAATCATCAACGGCGAGCTGATTATCACTAAAGAAGATGGCACAGTAATCAATTTAGGCTCATTGCCTATCACATCCGAAGCACAAGAAAACGAAGTATTAAGCTTTGATGCCGCAACAGGTACACTTGTTGGAACAGGCGTATTCGCTAAAGACGGCGAGATGACTGTATCAACAAGCACGCTAAATCTTGGCGGCGCTTACTCTATAGCGTCCGGCGGCGAATCTGTATGTGTAACCAATATACCAAAAGGTGAGAACTTCAGAGTCGTTGCTCATGATTTCACTGAGATTGGTAACCCTAAAATGATAGTTAACCGACTATCAACAGGTGAGATAATTCCAACACCAATAGATACAGATGATATTGTAAACCCTGATTTCCAATATGTTACACCGCCATTTCTCGACCCAGCAGAAGATGGACAAACTGTTACTTATGCAGATTTAAAGTTCTCTGAAGGTAGCGCTATAACAAATATTAGAGTAAAGGTATTTATCAATGATGTTTTATTTGTTGAGAATTTCTTTCCAGAGCCACCAGAAGTTGAAGCAGGGATACGCCGCATAACATACGATAACCCAATTGATATAGATGTTGGTGATACATTTAGAGCAATAATTACCTCAGATGATGGTGACGTAATATTAAAGGGCGATGCAGACACTGGTGTAATATGGCAACGTGTCACACTTATATGCTGGGATTACAAACTAACAGGCTTGCATGAGCAGGACGTTAAAACGCTTGAAACTGAGTACGAGAGCAGCGTATTAACAACAAAAATCACGCTAGAAGATGGTGAAGAGTTAAGCTCTAGTGTTGGTATAACTGTTGCTGGTGGCGGTGTTAACGTTGACGGTGTTGAGACAAGTAATATATTTACTGGTAGCGGCCTTGAATCTTCCGGTGATGATACAGGGGTTATCATAGGGTTAACGGGTACTGAGGAAATAGTAGAATATAACGTCGATGATGACTCTACGGTAAACCTTAGTAAATCATCAGTTGGTAAGCTTGTAAGCATCACACAAACAAGTGACACATCAATACCGATGCTGTTTTACATAGATGACCACAGCCTTTTTCAAACTGGCGACAAAATACACATTGTAGCTAGCCGTCCAGCATATAAAAATTATTACTTTGGTGTGTATTTCTACTCCTCAGAGGGCGCGGCAGATGTTCGTTACCCAAATGACAATATTACTCTAGTTAGAACGGATACCAATTGGGACGTTATCCAACAAGACGGCCCACTTACACGTACAGCAATAAGGCCACGAGATGAGTTGCATTTGCCTTTTGCTGAGGATGGCGACTATGTAAGGCCAGTTAGAGGCTTTGTATTCTCGGAACATCCAGCAATTAATTATCAAGATGATGACCAAGGGAATACGGTAATAAGCTTTGATTTTTACGACATAACGCCAGAAGATCCTATTTTTAAAACTGTCGCTATAGATACATTTAGCAGCGGAAATCCAAACTTCACATCACTGATACATCAAGACGCCGAACTTCACACTCTAATTGATGCAACGCGAGACTTTAGGGTTAACATTAAAAATATTGGCGATGGCACTTTAACGCCTGTACTCGGCATTGATGAAACCCAAGCTCAATTTTTAGTACAGCCTTTTTACGGCAATGATAAGTTGCTAACAGAGATTGACGGTGGGAACTATGTAGAGAAATACAGCAAAGCAGAGTTTGACAATGTAAGCTTAGCTTATCAAGGCAAGTACGGCGATGACAGGGATTTTTACCCCGCTTTAGTAAAACAAGACAGTAACGGATGGGTGCAAGAGGAATTTACAGGTACTAAAGTAATTCGCCATAAAAACAAAGATACGGGTGTAGTCGGCGACAAGATTCTAGAGCTTTCATCATCAAAGGTTACACACAAAAAACAACCTTACTTTAATGATGACAAGTTAGCACTTGAGAAAGATATACCTCAATTACCTGAAGACTTAGAGATGCGATTCGGTGTTAATGAGTTTTACGACAACGGACCAACAAGCACTTACATTCAAGATAAGCCAATACAGTTTTTAGAAATGGAATGTAACGGCGGTTATATTAATGAGATTACACATCAAAACTACGGATATACAACCTATGTGAGAGTGTACGCAGGAAATAACACATCAAAAGGTGTTGAGGTAAAAGATAGCACTGGACGCGTATCAGGTCGCAAAACATTAAGAGTCGGCGAGCTTTGGCGCGTAACTTCAGCACAAAAAGATACTGTTGCAGATGTATTCTGGGAGCGTGTCGACGATGGTACAGCGGCGTCAGATGTTTACGAGGGGCAATTCAGCTCATTAAGTGTTGCCTATAACGGCCTGTACGGAGATGATAACCGCCTGTATTATCCCGCAATGGTCAAGCAAGACATTAACGGCTGGACTCAAGAAGAATTCACCGGAACAAAGGTAATAAGACATAAGGATAAAGACACTGGTGTTGTTGGCGATAAAGTACTAGAGCTTTCCTCAACCAGAATAGATATTAACAAACAGCCTTATTACGGAG